CATGCTGACGCTAAACGCGCCGGCTAACACAGCCTGATCGTCCGGTATGATTCCGTACAAATAGCTGTCAAAGCCTTCTTGCGGTATTTGAAAGTTTAGTTCGTCTGCCATAATTATTTCTTAGCTACTTTATCAATTTCTCTATCGATATAACTGTTATGGTGCAACATGAATTGTCCTGGTTTCTCGCCGGCCCAGAAACTATTATTACCTGCATCTATCACTCTAACGAATCTGTGACCTACATGTTCGACAACGGTAACTTCACTATACCAAGTATCATTGTTCCTCAAAACTGCTACACTCTTTCCCAAAACGTCAGGAGCATCGACAAATCCTGATTCTTTAGTATACAATGGTGCAGTAGTAGAACATACTAATGATATGCCGTCTTTTGTAATTACACGCACACATGGTTGATAATCATTAAGAACATCAACTATTTTACTATTTACTATGTCTAGATTTTCAGTACCCAATGCTATAGTCATGTCTTTCTCCAACATCCAAGCTTGTTGTACATCTCTGCCTAGATGTTTTCTTATAGTTTCTATCTCGGGTATATAACTCTCTAATGCAACACAGCCGCCGCCACCGCCAGTAGGTAATGACGGAGGTACTACGACCGGTGCCGGTGGCGGAACTATTACTGGTGGCTGCGGTGGTTGAACGACTGGTGGTATAGGCACTTCTGGTGGTTGTGGTATAACGATAACTTCTGGTTCCGGTATTCTTGGTGGCGACGGCGGAGGAGGCGCCGGAGGCGGCTCGACTACTACCGGAGGAGGTTCCGGTGGAATTATTACTCCCACTGTTTCTCTAATTCTAGGTATCACTAGTTGAGGATTTAATTCATCATTTATGAATAATAGATAATATGTCTTACTATTAGTAGGGCCTGGTTCAGTATTATAGATAGGTACTGTTAACGTTCTATAGCTCAATGGGAAAAGTTTCTTAACACTTAATAAATCTGCTAATGATGTTAACCCTCGTGTTTTGCAATTTAATATAGTTAGTACATCAACTAAATCTTGTCCTTTTACTAGTAAAAATGCCCCGTAAATTTTTTGCTCGACTAGTTTATCAGGGGTTGTGTTTCCTAATGAAATGCTTTCTATTTCGCTTTTACTTAACCCAGATACCATCAATGTTAAAACAACAGATTGTGTTACAGCGTCATTTGTTTTGAGTGTCTGCAACAAGACTGAAGGTAATCCAAACTTGCCGATACCCTGTAAGTCTAATGCTTTTCCTAAATTTATTAAATCTTGACCAAAAGCTCTGGCTGATAAGCTGATACCGGATATATCTGCGCTTATCAAATCATCCTGATTACTAAATGTTCCTTGTAAAAAAGTTTGTGCATTTTGTACTGCAAATATAGCTTTATTAGAATAATCGATAAAACTGTCTGCATTCAAAAAATAAGAAGTAAAATCTTTGTAAGAAGGATTTGCATCTATTCCGGATGCCCCTGTCACAGGTGCGTTCCACCAAAATTCGTTATAGGCTTGTAATGCCATTGCACGAACCCAACCCCACTTAGTAACTTCACTATTAGATGTATTACCACTATCCCATGGATCCCAACTTGCATCTTGGCCATGATCAACATTACCGCTGATAGCAAATCCGGTGTTTGCTGGTCCGCCGTAATCAGACCAGTAACCTGAAGGATCATCAACTTGATATGTAGGAGGCTTACTGTTACCTAATGCGGCTATTCTACTTTGACCTATGTTTAACATAGCATCGTAGGTTCCTGCAGTTATTTGGCCGGAACCCCCATTAAAATTTCTACGGTCCCACGCTTCTTTTAACGCATATGTCATCCATTTCAAGCAAGTATCGTTTACGATTTTGCCTGGTTCATAATCTGCGTTACTTTTACTTTTGCCGTAATAGCTTTCTGCTACTGGATTAATAAAAAACGTAGTATTATTGGGTGTACTAATATCATGTCCACCTAATAATGAACCTAATACATTAACGCCTAATGGACTTTGTTTTCCTGTATCTGCCATAAATTACGGAACGAAAACGTTTTCGCTTCCTTCTACAATTTTGTGCCCGCATGTGTTAGGGCTACCTACACGCAACACTGGATCGCCTTCAGCAAAAACTGTTGGGCTACCTTCAGTTGTTCTTGCTGCCCTATGGGGCGGGTGAGGTTTTTTGCCGAAAGGGGCATGTGGCGTGATTTCACTTACATGTAACCCCACAGGAATTCCGTTAGCAAAGACTGTTCCCGCACCGCGAATTATCTTGCCACCTGTAGTATTTTTATCACCCTTACGACTTAGTTGCGGCATTATTTTATCCTAATATCATCTTTTTTGACGGAACTGTGATGCCTGTAGTCGCCTCGATATACTTCATTTTTACTGCTTCATCTGTATCTGCGACTAGACTCACGCTATTAGTATTTAGTCGTACTTTTCCTTGCTGGTCGTTGGTAAACAAGCTGGGCATCAAACCCATGCCGTTTGGGCCCGGAGCAACTGAAACAGGGGTGTCTAACATCACAAAAGCATCAGATACTTCCGTCACCTTAGCTACTAATTCTTCTCCGCTATTCAATTTAAATGTATAAGTATCGCCTGATTTTAAATTAAGAATCATCTATATCTCCTAAGTAAGTTTCTTTTTAAGGTTATCAAATCCGCCTATGTATTCTTCATTTAGAAAAATCTGCGGTACTGTACGTGCTGTAGGCACACTTTCTAATAGTTGTTCTTTAGTCCAACCATGTCCAATCTTTCTTTCTTCAACTTCAATGCCCTTCATTTTGAGCAATGTTTTGGCTTGGTCGCAAAAAGGACAGTTGTCCTTGCTCCATACTATAGCTTTCATTGTTTCTCCTTTTTAATGTAATAATAGCTCAATTCTTTTTTATGTTCGATGACATCCGGGATTTCTATTTTTTTACCGGTAGTAATATAATTATACATGGCCTCGGCGAAGGCAGCATTTACTTCTTCAGTCATATGACTGCCTATAGTTGACAGATTTTCTGTATAATCGCCTAATTTTACATTGTAAAAATCACCCGCTTTGTTGGCCCAGGCTATAGCATTAGTATCAAAATCTCTATCTATTTCTTTTTTTATTTTGTTAGTAACGCTAGCAGGAAGAGATGGGTATAATATTACATTTTTGTCTTTGCTTATGATTTCTTTCAACATCAAAAATTGCATCTCTTCATTATATTCATCATCTGAAACAATAAACCAACCTTTTAAATTTTCTAAAAATTCTAGGTCTCTCTTAGTCAATGAGCCGTCTGATTGTTCGTTGCGCTTCAATATGTTTTCTATATGTGCATAATTAGCAAAAAAATCCGGTGGATGGTACCCATTTTCAAATACAACAGGTTTAGTATAACGATAAGGTGTCGTAAATAAGAAAATGTTGATATCAAACATATGATAATTTTCTAAGAATTTTTTATAACTATAAAACGTAGAAGATGCGGTTCTCGCAAAATTGACAATGGGTGTATTAATTTTTTTACCTAATTTATAAACCCAGTGAGTTTCTAACGGGCAAGGATGAAATATAGCTGCGAACGAGTCGCCATAAATTCCTATATTCATAGCGCAGGCAGGTCGTCGTAATTTAATTGATCGCTCATCACACCAATAACATAGTTGGTGCTTTCATTTTCCTGCAATGCTGTCTGCTTCTTGCTCGTCTCGCTATGCTTGTTGAACCAAGGAATAGGAGTATTCTTGGGTGCAGGATGTTGATACTTGATGCCAATATCTTTTAGTGCAGTATTAGCTGTATAATCAACAAAGTCTTTTAAGATGTTTGCGTTGAGACCGATAACTGAACCTTTCTTGAAAAGATATTCAGCCCATTCTTTTTCTTCACGAATAACATCCATGTAAAGCTTATAAACTTCAGCTTCACATTCTTGCTTGGCTTTAGCGAATCTTGGATCTTCTTTTACTACTTGATTGATCAAATACGCAGTCCAATCTTTATGCATGATCTCGTCTTGTAATATCAAACTAATGATGTTACCATTGCCGATAAAGATTTTGTTTTCGACCATTGCTAATGAAGTAGCAAATGATACCATAAAGCGGAATGCTTCAAGTGCGTAACTTGCGTTGAGTGCTAACCAAATTGCCTTGATATGATATTCTTCTTCTACGTACAAACCTGATTCTATATTACAATTGGCTACGTGTAGTTTATCATAATAATTGCCTACACTACTTGCCATGTCAATGATTTCGCTAGTGTCATGGATAGTGTTGAACACTTCCTTAGGCACGTTGTAGATGTTACGAATGATATGACTATAGCTACGGCTATGTATGTTAGTCTCAAAGAAGCTCCAATTATACATCAATGCTTCTAGTTCAGGCAAGCTTACAACAGGAGTAAACACTTGTGCAGGCCCGCGACCTTGTAGGCTATCAAGTGCCGTTTGACGCAATAGATTGCTAGTAAAGATATGCTTGACCGCATCGCTAGCATCTTTAAAGTCGCTAGCATCTTTAGTAAGGCTTACTTCTTCGGGTACCCAAAAGAAACCTCTAGCAGTTTGCTCAAGCTTTTGCAATTTAGGATACTTGACTTCTTCAAATCTTTGAATAGTTACAGGACCCTGTGGATCCAGAAACATATGTCTTTCTAGATAATTTGTTTTTGTTTTTAAATTGTATTGTTCTTTACTCACATGCGCACCCTAATGTTGTGTTTTTACCTTGATAATCTTGTATCGCTGCCTTTATGGCATCTTCGGCTAAGATACTGCAATGAATCTTAACTGGAGGCAATGCTAATTCTTCAGCGATATGTGTGTTCTTTATCTGTCCTGCTTCTTCCAATGTCTTGCCTTTAACCCACTCAGTCACTAATGAACTGCTAGCGATAGCAGAACCGCAACCATATGTTTTGAAACGTGCATCTTGTATGATACCGTTTTCTACTTTAATTTGCAACTTCATAACATCCCCGCAAGCCGGGGCTCCTACCATTCCAGTACCAACATTATCATCGTTCTTATCAAAAGCACCCACGTTACGTGGATTCTCATAATGATCGATAACTTTATCCGAATAAGCCATTATTATTTCCTTTCTTTATTTTAGAGCTTACATGCTTCACAGTCATCTTCTAATTCTTCTACTACATTTGATTTTTCTAAAGGCTTATCTTCTACTACCTTTGATCCTGCTTTATTGATCAAACTATAGTAAAATGTTTTTAGTCCCCATTGATGTGCCAACATCAAGTTCTTAGCAATCACTGTTGTTGGAACTTTTCTATCAGGAAAATGTGCGGGATTATAAAAAGTGTTTGTGCTGATGCTTTGGTCTACATATGCTGCCAATACTGCTGCGGTCTTCAGATAACCATCACAATCTTTTTGCTCCCACATCAACTGATATTTATTTTTTAATTTTTGATATTCGGGTACTACTTGTGTGAAGCTTCCAGCCTTACTTTCTTTGACACTGATCAAACTCATAGGTAATTCAATACCATTCGTTGAATTGATAACAACGCTAGAACTTTCTACTGGAGCGATAGCCATCAACGTAGCATTGCGCACTCCGTACTGTTTCATGTCATTACGCAATGATTCCCAGTCTAGTTCAGGCTTAAAGTTTGCCAATTCATTGACACCCTTTGCTCTACGCTCCCAGGGGAAAATGCCTTGACCATAATATGTCTTATCGCTATCAATACACTTACCGCGTTCTTTGGCTAACTCAACTGTGGCTTCGGTCAAGTAGTAGGCTTGATGTTCCATCCAAGATTTAACTTCTTGTAATGCATCTTTGTCGCCATACTTAAACCCGCGCTTGGCATGCCAATATGCTAAGTTAGTGACACCGATACCCAATGGTTGAATCTCGTCATTACTTAACTTGCTTTGTATAGATAGGAAATCCTGATAATCTAAGATATTGCAAAGGCTACGCTGGAGGATGCGGCAAGCCCTACGCATATCTTCTGGATTACGGAAACTACCCCAATTGATACTGCCCAATGTGCAAAGAGCGATACGACCCTGATCATCGTCAAGACGCTTGAATGGCTTTGTGGGCAACAATATCTCACAACATAGATTGCTCTGATAAATCGTATGATATTCTGGATCAAATGGACCTTGATTCATCACGTTGTCGATGAATACTAGATAGATACGGCCTGTATCTGTTCTTTCTTTTAATATTCCACCCTTGAA